ATTTTGTGTTCTTTCGTATGGGCGTTTCATCTTGAAGACACACCAGACAATGCCCATTGCCATGGGGGGGATTATTTCAGCCTGTCTATTCTCTGCATAGCTAACTTCTTTAAATACTCTTTGTCAATCATTCCTGCATCAGCTAACCTGTGACAGTCTTTGCATAAGCATATAAGGTTATCATCATCCAACCATAGGTCTGGATTGTCTTTCAGCTTCTCTATGTGATGTACTTCAACATTTCGGTAGTTGTATATACCTTTGTCTTTGCATACTTCACATAGATAGTTTGCATCCTCTCTTATCTGCTTGCTTTTATCTGTCCATGCGCTCTTGCTTCTCAACCTTGACTCTTTGTAACTGTACTTGTAGTGCTTCTTTTCTACCTTGCACACATAACCTTTCGGATGTATCTTCCCGCATCTACTACATGAATAATAGCCTTGTGCCATTACTTCACTCTTAAACGCTGTCCAGTATATATCTTGTTTGGATTGGCAATGCCATTCATCTGTGCTAAACGCTGATATGTTGTTCCGTATTTAGAAGCAATACCACTTAATGTATCGCCACGTTTAACAGTGTAATATACTGCTTTGCTTGCTTTGTTAGCATTCATCAATTTACTAACAATTTCTTGTATTGCATTGTAGTTATATCCTGCACTTGTTAAGCGCTGTTTGCGATCATTACCATTGCCCCACTTTCCAGCAATGACTTCCTGTGCAATCTCTTCATTAGATTTCTTTGTCAGCTTTGCATTCACTGCATTCTGAACAACATTGTAGTCATATCCTGCATCGGTTAAGCGTTTCTTTCTGTCAGCTCCATCACCCCATTGCCCTGCAATTACTTCATTAGCAATCTGATCAATTGGTTTTGGCTGAGGTTGTGTTGTGTTACCTCTTGAATATCTTGAAAGGTCTGCATACATTACATTTTTGTCTAACGGGTTAGAAGTGTACTGCTGTAATGTTCCATATTGAGAAGTGTTTGTGTGCTGTGTTCCATCATTCTTGCCCCAATTGGCAACCCATTTGTCAAATCTATCATTTAAGCCTTTTACATACTGAAGCCATGAACTAGATGTGTAAATCCCTGAATAATATCCTGCATCCTCAATCATCTTACAGAATTTAAAGCAAATAGGCGCAATAGTTGAATTTGAGAACTTAAAACCATGCTTCTTTTTATAGCCGTCTGCATCTTCCATATCAAACCAAACCCCAACCTTGATATCATTCTTATATTTTGCAATTGCGTTAAGCACTCCTTTTGCCTCTGCTTCTGCATCTGCTTCATTTAGTGCATATGAATAATGATAAACGCCAAATGGAATACCTAAACGTTTACACTCGTTAACGTTTCTTTCAAATTTTTCGTCTAAATGAAAGTGACCATATCCTACACGAATAATTACAAACTGTCCTTTATATGGTTCTAAATTAATATTGCCGTTATGTTTTGAAATATCAATACCGTACATTCTTTATCCCTCCTTATTTAATCTTTTCTTCAAGTTCTTTGATTCTTGCTTCGTGATCATCCTTGTACTTAAATAGTGTTTTTACACGTTCCGTAACAAGAACGAGTTGTTCTGATACCTTTTTCAACTGCTCAGTCTTTTCACCATTTTCTGCCATCATTTTCTTTGACGTATCATAGAATTCGTCAAGTTTCACGTTGATCTTTACAAAATTTTTTTCGATGTCCATCTGCCGATTCTTTTCACGCTCTGCCTGTTCTTCCTGACGTTTTTTTCCACCTGCAAATGTATTTATTAACGTACATGCAAGTGATGTCAAAGAAATGAGTAATGCGATGCTTACGCTTGTTTCAGGATTCATTTATTCAGCCTTGTTGTAGTTTGCTGAGCTTATCTGCAAACATGCACCAATGCACGTTCCAATTGCCGAAATAGTTCCTGCAATAGCCTCTGCATAACTCCAACCCCAGATTTTGCCGAGCGTGATAATTAATGCTGAAAATGCGTTTGTTCCTACAAGTGCAACCCACTTCAAATTGTCATATGTTTTATTAGAAAATACCATTTTTTTGCCCTCTTTTGCTAACATTTTTTTGCCCTCTCTCTACTGTAATTATACTCTAATTATTACCAGAAAAAAGGTTTTTTATGCCCTTTTTTCAATCATAATTTATAGTCCAAGTTCTTCAAGCGTATACTTTCTGCCGAGTTCCATGCCTTTGTACATATCAGTTTCAAAACTCGGTAGGATAGTGCATTCTTGGCAAGCTCCGTCAAATGATTGTTTTGTAATTGATTGTTTTGTAATAATCTTGATGCGGTATCTGTCTTCAATGAAAGTTATTTCTTTTGAAATAAATTTAACATCACATCTGAACGGTCTAATGACTGCATTCAGATATTTCTTTTCTACTTCATCTAGGATTGGCTTTTTGTATTCTTCTGAAAGCCAGTCAAATACATTTGTGATATAAATATCTTCAAAATCTCTTCCAGTCTTTTCAGCCATCAATCTTTCTAATAAATCCATTAAATTGTATGGCTTTTTCATCCTTTCTTTTATTTCACCTTTATACTTTTCAATATTTAACATAAGTCTAGTTCCCCTCTTGTTCTCCTTCTTTAGCATTATCTTTTTGCTCGATAATGATTTTCCCATTTTCTGCCTTAATTGTGATTTCTTTTTCAGGATCAAGCCCAGATTCCGCCACAATCTTTTTTGATATCGTCGCATTATACGTGTTGATCTTTATATCACCACCGAGCGTTTTGTATTTCATTTTTACAAGTTTTGCCATTTTTTTACCTCTCATTTATCTTTTTAAATATATAGTTATCTAACTCATGAAGTCGTGTGAGAATGCCAACACTAAGTATTAGGAGAAACGATTTTCAGTAAAAGTATTGGGAAATTATAAGTCATATTATAAGTATTGCATTTTGTGCTGACACCCTCAAACAACTTCACGAGCCATTTTTTATATTTAGTTCTGCATTTTATTAATCGCTATTCTTTCCAATAATATCCAATCGCTATCAAAACTATTGATAATGCTATGAGTAAGATTCCGATAATATCCATATAATTAATCTCCCTTTCTGAGCCATTCTATTATTGACTCACTGTCATGAAATGGGCATTTATTGCACTCATTATCAAAATCATCATCAAAATAATCACAATAATCATCAAAAAATAAAGTATAGAGTATATTACATCTCATGCTTGCTTCCGATGCGACATAATCAAGCTTTTCTTCATCAACTTCAATAGTTTTCATTTAAACCACCTCTAGTCTTTTCATTGCTATCTGTCTCCTGTAACAAGAAAATACTGCACGAAAAGAATATTCATAAATAATGAACTGCAACAGAATACTTTCACCTCTGTTGAGTTCCAGTTATTTCCAGTGAGAACCATGGAAATTAGAATAATTAATATACATATGTCTGATAAAAGGCATAATGCCCTGTTTTTATTCAATTTTTTCATTTGTGATCACTCCTTATTAAGAATCCCTATATTTTAATTTTGTATAATTTATCATGCTCATAAAGATGCATATATTGCAATGAATAGTATGAATATCAATACCAGATAATTCATTGCTCCTCCTTTCTGGAGAAGAAGAAAACAGTCCTTTACTCTTCCTATTGGTTTTCAATTTGTGCCTTCTCTTCTCCCAGCAGCACCATAGCTTTAGTTGGATAGTAGCAAAATTAGCGCTTCATACTCTTATTCTATTTGCAAAAGTAAGGTGAAGAGATGGAAGCAAAGCCATGACACTGCTGTTGTTGTTAGGCTTTAAGAATATGTTAGGGCATCAAGTCCATGCGAGGAACTTGCTAGAAACAATCTATTAAGAGTATCCTATTAGATTTTCTTATTTTAAATTTTCTTATGAGTTAAAAAACAAAGAACTCAATGCCCTGTTTGATTAAATCATGTAACTAATGTTTTTTTAAAAAATTTGTGTATCAATATAGGGATGTACTTATATTTTATATATATTTTTCAGTTTCTTCAAAGCTTTCAATTTCTTCTTTTGTTCTCGTCCATCACATTAATTGATATGACCTTTTGTAGATTAATATGAGCCTCGTCCACGTGCTCCCAGTTTCCATTCGGATCATAGAATGTGATTATTTTGTAATCTATATAGTCAAAATGTACATATCTTAATTCATTATCTGTTTTATCTCTTAGTAAGCCGTAAGTGCCAGCGCCAACGCCACCAATCACATATTTAGAACCGTCGCACATGTAAAACGTTATACAATACATGATGATCACTCCCATTTCAAAAACATACACTCAAGAGGTATGTTTTCATTCTCTTCTAGAATACATTCTCTTATGGATTTTAGAGTTTCAAGTGCGTCTTCCATTGTGCCCCAACCATTGCTTGGAAGAAATTCAGCGTATTTAAAAGTTCTATTTCTTAAATTTCCTATGCCATTTTCCACCAGTTCTATTACAGTATCACATCTATAAAAACTGCTACTTTTAAAGTCCCAGTTCATGCAGTTTTTAAACAACGTTCTTAAATTGTAAGTAGGATGGTAACATGTCGGGTATGATATCTGTACGTATTTCTCACACCCTTCGACTTTTGCGTAAATACCTATGTTGTAACTCATTTAATTACCTCCTTAATTTTTTCGAGCGTATCAAGCAACTCTCTATTTTCACATTCCGCAGATTCTAAATCATATTCTGTGTCAGCAAGAACATCTTCTAAATTATCGCAATATTCTTCTAACGCATTAATATAGCTGTCTCTATCAAAAAGAGCATCACTGCAGTTAACATATTTAGTAAAGTCTTCTTGATGTGGTTTTTTTAAGTCCTCAACTTCAACTTTTCTATCTGGTTCTTTAATCCATTTTACAAAGTTGGCTGTTGAATAAAATGGGCAATTGTCTTCACAATCTCCAACATCACAAGGTACATCCACTCTATCTCTTTTTAGATAATTGTTAAGGTATGAACATGGTGCAACTCCATCAACTTCATCGTCAACCAAAAACTTAGCGACCACTTCTAATTTTTTGCTACTAACAAATTCCATTTTTCTCTTCCTCTTTTCGACTATTTTTCGACTAACTGAACATCTGCAGTATTTTCTTGTGACTTGACAGTGTAACCAATAACATAATATTTCTTTTTTAATTCTGCCAGTTCGTTCAAAAACTGCTGATAAGTGAAGTAGACTACTTTTTTTGTTAAATAGTTATTCATTATTTCACTGTTCTCCTTTCACTTCAAAATCTTTAATGATTTGATCATTCTTATGTCTCTCTATATAATCTGCGAGTTCATATGGACTTATCTCTGGGCCAAAGGTTTCTGTTGCTTCATCGAACAATTGTATAGACGAAACATGCCATAAATCATAGATTCTTAGCTCAACTAGACGTACACTTTTGTCACCTAGATTCATTTTTTTCATTCTGATATCTTCAGAAAAAGGTATTGTCTCCCAATTATCTTCATCATTGAGAAAATCAACTATTTCGCTTCTATTCTTCAACATCTTCAACTATCTCACAATTTTCAAAAATTTCTTCATATTTATCATCAGTAAATGTGATCATTGTAGGTTCAACGCGATAGATATTGCCTTTTTCATCTTCAATTAAAGCAAATACATGACTAATCTGTCCTGCAGAATGTCCGCCAATCATAGGAGATTCTCCTATCACATTCGACCACTGTTCAAAACAGTGAAATATATATTTTTTATCCTCATATGTGCATGTTCTATAATCTTCCATAACATTCTCCTATCTGATAAACAAGTAAATCATCAGCATCAGTGCAACAGCATAGGCTGTTGCAAGAATAAAGAAATCTCTGTTAGCTGCTTTATTGTTTTTAACAAGCTTATTGTTTAACTTCTGAAGATCATCCATCTTTTTTAAATCCTCATTGTAAATACTCAATATAGTTTTGTTTGCTTTTTCATAACTTTTGCATCTATCTTTTAAATCTTCATAATAGGCCTTTAAATCTTCAAATTCTTCTTTTAAATATGAATACTCCTCTTCTAGCTTCTTATATTCGGCTTCCTTTTTTTCTACCATTTCCTGTACTTTTTCAGCGCTAAAAACTGCCATCGCATCTAGCCTCCTCTTCTAATTCTTTTATATGATCATGTGTTCTTTGCATGGATCTTTCTATTTTTCTTTCTATGATGCCTGCAATTTCACGTACCTCTAGATAATCCATCAAATATAGCTCACAGATGCATATCAATACATCTGCAACCTCTTCATCTAAATGTGAAGCGTTGATAGGATCAAATCCATTACGTTTAACAGTGTTTTTTCACTTTCAAATGCTTTCATTTTCCGTTTTCTCCTTGGGATTTCTCTGTCCCTCTTTACAGGTATATATTACCATATTATTACATTATAATCAATACTTTTTATTAATTTTTGTTTCTATTTGAAACATTAAATTCAGCGCTTTTTTATGAAAAACAGGACTTTTTAGCCCTGTAGTTCTTCCATATATTTTGAGATCAATGCCATGTATGCTTCTCTGTCTAACTCTTCTTCATCATAGTTTACAGTGATCTGCATTGCATTTAGCTTTTCCGCGATCTTGCAGGCCTTGTTGATTTTTTCTGCAAATTTCTTTGCATCTTCGATGTTCTGTGTTCCACAAGCTGACCAGTTCACACCAAATGTCTTCAAATCTGCGCCCCAGTTTGGATTTTCACTAATTGAAACTGTTCTGTCTTCCATAATTTTATCTACTGCACTCATAAGTGCTGTATATTCTCTGTAGTTCATGTTTGTCATTTTCTTGTCCTCTTTTTGGTAAAATTTGTTTCTTTTTGAAACATTTAACCGTTTAATATATCCATCAGTCTTGAATCCTGCATCTTGTTCTTTCGTCTGTCTTCACCACTTACCAATACAGGAAGGCACATCTCAATAATACGGCTGTATATTCTGGCTTTGCTTGTGTCTTCTGTATGGTACAGATCTGTATATTTAAGATTCGTTGTAATGATCATCGGCTTTCCGCTTCTGTATCTTGCATCAATGATGTTATACACCAGCTCGTTAACGTACTCCGTGTTTCGCTCAATCCCCAGATCATCAATGACCAGAAGATCAAACTCGTTCAGACTGTCCAGATATTTCTGCTTTCCTTCATACATGCCCTGTAGCGTATTGATGATTCGTGCAAAATTCGTGACCAGACACGGCACACCATTGTCAATCAATTCATTTGCGATGCATGACGCAAGAAACGTCTTGCCTGTTCCAACACCACCAAACAGAATAAGTCCTTTTCCTGCTTTCTTGAACTCGTCAAACCTTCTCACATAATTCCTGCACATGTCGCTAGCCTTCTTTGATTTCTGATCATCGAGATCAAATCGGCATTTCTGAAGTTCTTTGTCAGGAAAGCCTGTGTTCCTATATTTTTCAATTCGTGTCAGTCTGTCCTGTTTCTTTTGTTCTGCAATCATGCATGAACACATCACTGGAACATATCCACCAATCAGCGACAACCATTCTCTTCGTGGCTCGTTGCATTTTCGGCAGTAAATCATATTGCCTTTAATATACTCAGATTTATCATCACAAGTGGCAAGCATGCGCTGTACCCCTTCCGCCGTCGGATTTTCATTTTTAAATATATCATATATGCTTTTCATGTTGTCAGTCCTTCCTATGAAATTCACTCTTTATAATGTATCTGTATCAGGATACTTTTGCTGCAATGTTCTTTTTCCCTCTACTTGATAACATAATATATGTCTAACGGATGTTCTGCATCGTCTGTATATTTCATATTATTTGCCATTAAGGTGTCGCCCATGATGGCAAGGCTGAGATATTTTCCGTCTGCATTGTACTTCCTGTAAACGTCATGAATCTGAATCATCAAGTCTCTGATCTGTTTCTGACATTCTTTTCTTTCCATGTTTTGTTCCTCCAATTAATATTTAATATAAATCAAATTTTGCAACCCATGTGCCATTTTCAAACACTCTTACAGAATCATATGAGTTATATGGTTCTTCATGTTCAAGGCTCTTAACATGTCCTAACATTTCAAAAGCTTCTGCTCTGTCTTCTGTTTCAAGAACTACCTTGTCTTCAATTCTAAAATTTCCACCTACTAATTTAACTTGATATTTCATTTTCCGTTCCTCCTGCTTTCCTCTTTGCAATATCATAATATCATAATATGAAAGCGATATCAATACCTTTTCCCGTATTTTGTTTCTTTTTGAAACATTATTTACCGTATAACATTTTCATTAGTTCTTCTTCGGATTCGTAACCATTCTGATCGTATTTCTTCTCTGGCTGTTTCTCCTGATTTGTATATTCATTCTTCAAAGGGAAGATTCCTTGCCAGTTATGCGTTATTGACTGATTAAGAATAGCAATCTTTGTCGTGTCGTTATTTCCCAATTCATCAAGTTTCTTCAGCATGAGTTTAAGAGCATACTCTGTCATAGGTTTCTTGATAAATGATCTCATCTGTACAAATGCTTTCAATGCATTCTTAAGTTCTTCATTTTCTGTATAATCAGCAATCTGTTCATCATACGATTTCGACTTGCTCTTTCTTTCTTTCTTACTAACTATATTATTATCTAGAGTATTATTATCTAGAATATTAGGTAAACTTTGTTTACTACCCCCCGTTAAACTTTGTTTAATACCATGTTCAACTTTGTTTACTACCATAAACTTAAGTTTAGCTGCTTTATACTCGCAAAACTTTACACCATTCACAATCTTTTCATACTTTGTGATATATCCTTTTTCAGCCAATGACTTTAGGCATTTTATACAGCTTTGCTTTGTTGAATTTGTCCAATCCGCAAGATACTGTAGACTGCCTGTGAACCTTGTCTCATCATCCTGTGAGAATCCATATATGATTGCATATACAAGAAGCTCGTTCCCTTTCAGCCCTAGCCTTGTAACCATCCAACCGGATATGTTGATATAATTCTCTTCTTTTACTTTGCTCATGTTTTTGCTTCCTTTCTTTTCTGCTTTACAATTTGTCATATTATTTGCCTTTCTAATAGCAGAAAACCGTATAACATTTAGTTTCGCGCTCTAAATGCCATACGGTCTGCTTTACCTATTCAATTTCATGCCATGCCATTCAGCAGGCGTGAACTACTGAATAGGTGGTGTAGATTTTTTACTACTCTCTGATATTATCATCACATTGTGATTAAGTCAACACATTTTGCTGACTTTCGTTTCTTTTTGAAACTTCTTGATGTCTTTACTAGTAACGATGCTGATTGTGTACTCTGGATATTTGTATTCGAATAGTTTTTGCTTTAAACGAAATACGTCCGTAATTACCGCTGTAGAGCCTTTTACATCTTCAATAATGATTCTATCATCCTCACACAAGATGTACCTGAAATCGGCTTTATACACGGCTTTACGCCATGCTTTGCCATTCTTCTTGAATGATGGTATAAGCTCAAAAGAAGGCTGTAATTCCAACTCCCTTATAACTCCTGCACGTTCCAGAATCTTCAGCTGTGCATATCGTTCAGCTTCAAGCTTTGAATCGAACTTGATGCCATCAGCAACCATCTTTGTATTGTGATATTTTCTATACAATCAAATCACCTCACAGATAAGATTTTCCGAAAATGTCGATAAATTCATCTGTTGTCCATGAATACTCGTCCATGGCTCTTTCCTGCCCCAATTTTTTTAGATGCATATCAAATTCATGCCCTTTTCGGTTGTGTACGCCATACTCAGACATGTTGTGATCTTCAGGTCTGATGAATACGACAAGACCATACTTGATTGATTTCTTCCTGTTGGCAGTACCGAAAAAAATTTCATGCCTATGTGTGCCCTCATAACGCTGATTACTGTAAAAATATGTATGACCGTTTGCCTGATACATGCCGTTAGGCATAATAGATTCTTTCAACTAATCGCCCCCTATGAATTTAAGCTGTGCAATTTCTGACGGTGTTAACGTTGGTATTCCTACCTCTTCGCATTCACTTCTTACACCGTCAAGCAAAATAGCGAACTCCTTAGAATCCATCTGTGAACTGCCTTTATAAATCTTGTAATGTGTAAACTCCTTGCCATTTACCGTGCCTTTGCCTATCTCCTCATAATACTTGAAATATCCATGTAGGATCACGTCTGAACGAATGCTCACAACTTCATACTGTCCATATCGTTTCAGCATAAGAAAGTGACATTCTTGGTTATCCATTCTCATAATGCTCGCCAGCTGGTTTAGTAAAGACCAGTAGTACGCATTAGCTGTCAATGATCTTTTCGATTTCTTCTCTTTGATCTCATACAGCTTTTCTGCATCCTGCTGGTCGAACAACCACTGGATGATAGCTTTTGCATTTCCTATCATACAGTTATTACCACCTAGAACGGAAGGTTACTGTTATCTATGTCGTATCCGTATCCTGGATTCCCCAAGCCATTATAAGGATCACTCTTATTTTGATTGCTAGGGCTATCAGATGACATTTCACGCTTAGTTTCTAGGAACTCAACATGATTAACTAACACTTCTGTAACATACACTGTTCTCCCATGACTATCTTCATAATTTCTTGTTCTGATAGAGCCGTTTAAGGCAATCTTATCACCCTTGTGTACGTACTGTTCCAAAAGTTCAGCTGTCTTTTTCCATGCCACGCATTGGATAAAATCAGCCTCCTGCCCGTCATTTGTCTTGAAGTCCCTGTTGACTGCAAGTGTGAAACTTGCAACAGCCGTTCCACTGCCTGTCCTTCTTAGTTCAATGTCCCTTGTAGTACGTCCAATAAGTACACATGAATTCATTTCTTTTCCTCCAAAATTTTGTCGCCAAGTCCTTCAATGATGCATTTAAACACGAAATCCTCAATAGTGGTATGCTCTTCCATAGATTTTATCGCCATTTTTTTTAACAATTTCCCATTAAACGAAAAACCAAATGTATACATATCATCATCTTCTGCGTTGATTATTTCTTTTGGCTGTATATCCATATACTCGCTAGGATCAATCTTATAAGCATAAGTCAATATGTCTCTAACATGTGTGTTTAGAAAATGCCTTTGTAAAACATTTTTTTCGATATAGTTTTTATCATATCCGCACATTATAGCCAATTCTGTTTTCTTGATTCCGTGATCTTTTAAACATTTCCTTAACTTTTCAAAATCTACGTTTTCAACTTTTTCATTATACCTTTTTCTCATATTTTTTTTGTTCCTCATATTTCATCATCGTTTTTCATTCAAAAATTTTTCGATTAATTCCCACGCCATGCCCTCATTTACAGGGCTGTCAATAACTTTCCTGATACCATTCCTAATATGTATGATCTTCAGGAATTTTGCATCAACTCCGTAACTTTGCATCAATCCAATTCTGTATAAGTTCAGCTGATATGCGATCTTTTCCTTATTCAATGCGCTGACGGTTTTTATATCCGCAATCCCTGTCTGTCCGTCAATCAGCATTGTCATGTCCAGTCGTCCACATGCTATCGGCATATCATCCTTGAAAATCACAATCGGCAACTCGCTGTCAAGTACCTCGAATCCGTATTGTTTCTGCAAAAACTTAAAGTTTCGCACTGCTTCGCTTCCATCATCATAACCAGAAACATTAAAGTTTTCGATTGCCTTATGTACTGCCGTGCCTCGTTTAGATGCATTATCCAACACGGCAGGTGGTACACTTGCATAATCGTTTCTATACTTTACGCCAAGAATCTGTGTGACACTTGGCAACATAAGCCCATCATACAGATATGTATGAGTTTCATCGAAATATTCAAGCGTACCGCCTTTAATGCTGAATGTTTCCATCATTTCACCGTGATGCGGATGGATGGTTTTACTTTTGAAATTTTGGCGTACAAGTCGTATACATCAGGATTTTCTTCTTTAAAAGTCTTGGTGTTAAACTTTTCTGTGTCATGCTCTGGAATAAATGCGATCTTCAGAAACTCGTTATCAATCTTTAATACGCCGTACTTCTGCATAGCATCAAGAATATCCTTCTTCATGCTGTCCTGCTGTTTCTTAATCTCTTTCGCCTGTTTCTCAAGGCTTACAATCTTCTCGCATACTTCTTTAGAAAAAGTAACGTCTGATCCTGTTCTTTCTATAATATTAGCCATTGTTTTCATCATCCTCATAATAGTCAAATTCTGTAAAATGATACTTTCCGATAACTCTTTTAATTGTCTTTTTGTTTGCTCCTGTAAGCATCAACAATGTTTTTTCAACATCTGAACCAATGCCAACATCACAAGTTTCAAGAACAGTTGCTCTTTTCTCTCCGAACTGCGTATCAACTAACACTTCGTCACCACTATTGATGTTTGAAAAAAACGGTGCATAGAACAGATATGTCTTGCCATTATCAGTGTGTTTACACGCTACATACTTAACGTAATTATTCATGATTTTCCGCCTTTCTCTGCTCCATGTTCTTTCCGATCAACTCACTTGCCTTCGACATCGGCATATCTTCCAGCTTTTCGATATTGTTCATCTTTAACAGCTTTATAAGATTCTCGCCTGTATAGATCTTGCTCAATACTACGATTTGTCTTGGTGATGCCTTGCGCTCAGTGCTGTTAGTTGCTTCATCATCGTTTCCGTCTGTGTCTTCTTCAGTTGCCATACCAAGAAATGCGCCCAATGAATAACGCTTGCGGTATGTGATCTCTGCGCCCTCGTCCTGTATCTTCGCACCTTCCTTTACTGTAAACGGATAAGTACTTGTTTCAAATACGTGACCGCTCTTGTGTACAAGAATGCACTTAACGCCACACACCCCGTTTTCATCAATGCCGATAGGCTGAAGTAATGCAAAGTTCTTATTTTCTTTGATTTTGTTTAAAATATTGTCTAGTGGCACATAATCAAATGCCTTTCGCATCCATTCCCCTGTGTTCCTGTTCTTCACTGAATAGTTGACCTGTGCGGACTTTTCAAGTCCTTTCAATTGGTTGACTAATTCAATCAAATCTGTTGCGATTTCTGGTGTAATGTTTTCAAATCCTTTCATTTTTCTTGTTTTCCTTTCTTTTTGAAACATCAATTTCGTACTGTTTAATAATTTTTCTTAATTCTTCTGCTTGCCCTCTTTTTACGATTTCTGCTACGATATCTAACATTTTTTTCAGCTCCCAATAATCAAATTCGCATATTCATATCCAAACACTTTGCGAAAAACTTTGACAAGCTCTGTAGAAGGATTATGCGTTCCTTGCTCAATACAAGCATAATGGCTCGTTGATATTCCAAGCATTTCTGCAACGTCCTTCTGAGTAAAACCCTTTGAAATTCTGAATGCTTTCAATTCTGCTCTTTTCATTTCGTGCCCCCTTTCATGCATTACATTATAAACCCTTGTAATCAAATTGTAACTATTTTTCATCAAATGATGATTATTTTTTATTGTTTCAAATAGCAACCATATGTTATCATCGAAATATAAACTTTTTAGGTGGTGTAAAGAATAATGATCAACAATAAATCAATCGGAAGGAAACTCAAAGAACTACGCATCTCCCGTGACCTTAAACAGTCTGAGCTTGCTGAACTTGTCGGGCTTTCTCGCCCTGCCATATCAAATATTGAGTCTGGAAAGCGGTCTTTAACCCTTTCAACTCTGAAACGTTTTTGCGAGGTTTACGGTATCGACATTTCATATTTTGGCATTGATACGTCAAGCTATGATGAAACAACAGACCTCACACTGCGCATCGAGTCTCTGTTTCACGATCTTCCTGAACCTGAGAAGGATGAACTGTATCTGAAGATAATGAAACTGTACCTCGACAGCAAGAATGTTTCTGATTGAAACCATCTGTCGAAAAAAAAGAGTTGTCTAACTCATACTCAATTTTGAGATCTTCCTGTTCAGCATAAAGATTAAACAGCAAAGAATAGAAACTTTCAGCGTCCATATGCTCACCGCCTTTCAATGGCTAGTATGGACTGCTTTTTTTATTTTCAATCAATCGGAGGTATTTTTTATGAGAAAAAAAATGCGAGTGGCAGGATATGCTCGTGTTTCAACAGATGAACAAAAAAAAATATGGCTACTCAATACAGGCACAGACTGAAGAAATAACGCAATGGTGCAACGACAACGATCATGCCCTGCAACATATCTACATTGACGAAGGCTACTCAGCAAGCACCATGAAGCGCCCACAACTGCAAGCCATGCTGTCAAATCTGAAAAATCTTGACGCAATCGCTTTTACACGCCTTGACCGTCTTTCACGTAACGTTCTTGAAGCTAATAAGATGCTTGAACTTCTTCAACAAAACAATGTCGCCATGATTTCCATATGTGAGGACGATATAAACACGTCCACTGCGAACGGATTGTTCATGTTCAACCTAAAAGTCAACCTTGCAGAACATGAATTAAAAAAAGGCTCTGAACGCATCAAAGCCGTATTTGAATACAAAGTCGCACAAGGTCAACCTATAACTGGGAACGTTCCTTTTGGTTACAGGATTGCCACAGAAAACGGCAATAAACGCATTGCAATTGATGAATCCAAAGCACCAATCGTAAAAGACATTTTCGAATCATTTCTCCTGCATCAATCAGTCCATTACACTGTCGAATACGTCAACCAGAAATACGGACTGTCTCGACCTTACATGTCCTACATGCACATATTAAAGAATGAATTTTATGCAGGATCATATCGTGGAAACTCCAACTACGCCGAGCCATACATCACGAAAGACACATACAATGCCGTTCAGACCGCATTACAAGCCAATATACGCACAGGAATACAACGCCATGTATATTTATTCACTGGGCTGTTAAGATGCCCAGAATGCCGTTCTAAGCTTGTTGGAGTGAGCCATCCAAAAGGTGGCAAACGATATTATTACTATAGATGCAACAATGCCCACTCAGTGCATACCTGCACCCACAAAAAGCACTATGCGGAACTGGCAACAGAAAAATATCTGCTGTCTAATCTTGATGACCTGCTTAAAGATCATATAGCAACAATATCAAGCATCACATCTGAAACAAAAGACACAACCGAAAAGGAATTAAAAGAACTAAGAAAAGAACTTGATAATCTGAATTATATCTTCATCAAAAAGCGTATGCCTGTAAGTACCTATGAGCGCCTATATGCAGAAACGGAAGACAAAATAAAAAGGCTTGAATCTTTCAAGCCTCAAAGCACTGATCATCTTAACCAGTTTTTGAACAGCGGTTGGCGCTCAATATATGATAACCTCACACGTGAGAACAAGCGCACCCTGTGGCGAAATGTTCTTGATTCTGTCCATGTTTCACCTGATGGAATAGAAGTTTTCTTCAAGTAAAAAGCAGACATTTCTGCCTGCCCTTTACTAGGAGAATTTATGACCAATGTAAGCCACATCTATAATATACATCAATCAATCACCGAATGCAATCGGTGATTTTTTCTTTACTAAGATATGCTAACCTGTAGGCTATGACAAGTTAGTATAGAATTTTTCAAATAAAAAAACAGCCCGCCGAAAGCTTCGACAGGCTGAGAAAGGAATGCAGTGAACATGAAACACTGCACTAATAGTATATCATGATTTATTCAATCTGTAAAACTTTTTTACGCCGTTCTTTGCCAAATGTAGACGGCTATGTAGGGTGGCATGTTGTTGTGCGGTTGACCTCCACCGTCTGTGCTGATTCTATAACTCCACTGAGGTCCAGAAGTTATTGTGAGCACTTCGTTGTTGTTTGCAACACCTTTTTTAGAACTTGAGGCATTTCCTAAGTTGTCACCTGTGATCCCGCCATTACGCCAGTTATCGTGATTGCCAGGAACCGCTTCTGGAATACTACCAATTGTATAATTCGGGATTTCGCTTTTTGTCAGCGTGTGTGTTGCTTCACCACCAGTTGCTCCAGCTTTATACATATCTCCTGCACTTAGCAGAAATTTGTCCTTTATCTGCACCCATGAACCACCGAACATAGTTGCTGGACTTGTGGTGTTCACGCTCATATAAATACTGCCTACTGGGTACACCATATCAAAAACAGTTTTGCCATTTATCTCCAAACTTTCATCGTTTTTAGGGAAACAATTTACGCCGAAACTGTTTTTTTGAGTATCTATATATGCAATCGGAATCCCCCTCGGAAGAATCAGATTGTATGTTGTATTACCTAGTCTGTCTGCAACATTGACCTGTACGTTCCATTCAAACTCGTTATCAGCTGTGAAATTCGTATCGGTGTTATCCTGAATTGTCGTGTAAGTACTGAATGTACTGTTTGCAACCTTCTTCGTGCGGTACTTAATCGTTACCTCATTTTTTCCGCCTATTGATGAATAATTCGCATTGACATTCAAGATGGTTTCTGAATAATAATTGCTCTTTCGGTTCAGCTTGATGATTGCACTTGGCAATATCCAGTCGTACACAAGCACCGTGATCTCACTGATGCCCTCGTTTCCCCTTGAATCCGTCAATTTAACGGTCGCTTTTGCATCGGATGATATATTTACCACACCGACATTGATTGTGCCTGTAGAGCCACTTAAAGTGCCTGTATAAGCATTTCCATTTACTACGGCAGTAATTGTTTTTAAAGTGGCACTGTTTAATGCCTGCGCATTGTTTACGCTGATTTTCAATGTCGAGTTATTCCTGATAATGTACTGATTGTTTTCTGTGATTGCAACCGTTTTAGAATTTGAATCCTCATATTCAACATTAAATGTAGGATTAGAATTCACAACGTGCGCAATGATTGTACAGCTTGACGTACCTATAACCGCACTGCCACTATACGTTGTGACAGCAATTTCTCCAGTCATGCTATTGCTGTTTGGCATTTGTGCATACAAACTCGATGCGATATTGTCCGTATCCAACGAAATATTATCCGTTACACCAGTGCCGATAGTATAACTATATGAACCAAGCTTCAGCACCACTGTATGTGTAAATACTGATGATTTTCGGTTCATATGCACAACAATAGTATCGCCGATATTAAAGTTTGGAGAATTGTTCGGCCATGTGTTCAAGCTTGGCTTTGATGCTCTGCCAATGTCTGGAAGGCTCCAACTGCCAGAACCTTTGCAGTTTACGCTCGTAACATAAATTGCACACTCTGCATATGCACTGAATGACTTTGAACCGTTGGTATCATGACCGATTGCAAGCTCTCCAGATGCCACAACCGTACCAGTGTATAACTTAACTCTTGTGTTTGACTGATAAACTGTAGTTCCATTTATAACGCACTTGAAAGGGCCTGCCATGTACCAATAACCCGACTTAATTCCTGCACCCTTTAATGTCCATGTGATAACAGACTGATTGTTGACGATGTTTTGGTTTTTCAACATCCAGTCGAACTGTAGGCACGCGCCTTCGTATGCTGATGTCTTAAATGTTCCTGATGTTGCCATATTATACTCCTACTATACCGATGCCGTCATTTGTAACAGTATCGCCATCTTTAACAGTGATTGGAATAAACCTTGCCTTGTTGCACAACGTGATCTCTTCCTCAATAACAGATTTTTTCTGGTGGAACTCGTCTCCTGATACCCAGAATGTTTTAGCCCCTGTGCGATCATATCCTGCGAAACCAACTGAATTATTGACGACCAGATATGAGCCATCAAGGCCATACATGATTAGTCCGTTTTTGTCAAGGTTTGCAATTAGATTGTTTGCTTCATCGTATACCTCAATCTGTCCGTTCTGATTAAGGTTAGAACCAAGTTTTAATGTTCCACCCTTGATCATGTCAGCGACTAAATTTATAACGTTGATATGTTGCATATTCAGCACATTATCAATCGTCCAAGCACTCTCGAATGTTCCATTGATTCCAGTGCTTGAAAATGCAATACCACCACTATTTATCATAATAACGTGGTGAGCTTCTTCTTTTGGTAATGCATCAACAACCAGAATCTTGTCTCCTTCATAAATAACATACGAACTGTCAAGCATACCAAGTATTGATTCCTGTGCATGCTGAATTGCATCTGAGAATACCACCTGTAAGTTCGCATTGTTTTGTTCCACACTTTGCTGAATTGTTGAGCTTACTGTTCCCATAAGACCAGATACTTTCTGCTTAAAATTTCCAAATTCAAGCTCCGTATACTTGCTTAAAATGCAATCATAGTCATACGAAATAACATGCGTCATGATGTCAATGCCCATCGGCTCGTCAATAACTTCGATTGTATCGCCTATGTCGGTCAGCTTTTCAACGTTTGCTTTTAAGGTGTAATTCACTTTTGGCGTGCAATTTTCATCAACATATGCCTGCCCCTGCGTTCTCAAATCCTCAACCAGTGCGTTATTGTATGCCACTTCATCAAGATTGCCGTCAGCATCTTTGTAAAGGTCTTGATCAATATTTTGGTTGAAAGACACGACTTTTGTAAATGGAATGTCATACTGCGTCTTGCTGTAAAGATAGACTTCATCCAACATCAATCCGTCTTTTCCAACTGGCATAAGTTTTGTCACAACATTATCCCAGTTTGCCGTGCATGTCATTTCCTTCAGATTCTTTTTGTATCGTACAGTCACACCGTTATCACGCCCGATGGTACTCATGATTTCGAACCTGTAATTGTCACGCACAAAGTGTCCGCCCCAACGCTCTAGAACCGTGCTAAAAGCGTCATACAGCGATGTTCTCACGCACCTGTATGAATCTACCATGGCAATATCAGAATACGTCTGAAATGGGCTAGGATTGTCCGTGGCTCTGTTCAGATGATCCATCGCATCATTGCAATTTTTGTCTACAACATAACTGTCTGCAATCACATAGTTTTCTGCATCATATGAGATATGCGGTGCTTTGATTGTGATCTTGTGTTTTGTCTTTTCTGGATTTTTAATGCGGAATGCCTGTGCGCCCTGTGGCGTATCTGCAACGATGATTCTATTTGCTGTCAGAATATCAACATATGATATGTCTGCCTCAATATTCAGATAGAATTTTCCGTTGTCCTCTTTATGTACTTTTGCCTTAAATGGTCGGATAACCGCATCACCATTTGATGTAAATGTTCTATCGTTAGGAGAAAATACTCTGATCATTTAGCCCCTCCTTTCTTAGCATGTTATTATGCCGTTCTCTTCCACATGTAAACGGCTAAATATGGTGGCGTATTGCTATGTTTTTTCCCTATGCCTGCATCTCCAGTTGCGTTGCCATCTTCGTTTTTAGTTGCCTTTATGTTAGGCACGATATTACTATATTCCTCATTAATTATATTCTTAGCACCCATATTAGTGTTTATCTTAACAGCGTTTTTGTTGACAACCAAAGTATAGTCGTTTGTATCATGATGATGCTCAGGCATTTCGTCAATGGTTAATTGATGAAAGTATTGACCACCTGTTTCCCCGCCTGCAAAGTTTGGGTCTCCACGCCCAAGATCGCCATATTCTCCATTAGAGTTTGCCTCCGTATTTGTTCCTGCACCAATTAGGAAACGTCCTTTCAGCCTTTCCCACGTTCCGCCAAACAGTGTTGATGGTTCAGTGCTGTTTACGCTCATATAAATAGAGCCAATTGGATACGTCCTGTCAAGTAAGTTTTCAATGCTTCCAGTTTCACCATTCTTTACAGAAAAGTTTGATGTTGTTCCATCATTATATGTAATCGTGTATGTATCTAATAATCCAATTGTTGATGTCTTTGCAATTGATATAATGCCTTTTCCGTTGCTTACTGTAAATGATTTTTTAGTCCCATCTGTAAGTGTGATTTCGTAAGTATCAGTCAGCCCGCTTGTGCTAGTTTTTTTGATTCCCTCGATGCTCTGCCCTTTCTGACCTTTAAGCATCAATGTTTTCACGATTGGTTTTATAAAATATCCGCTCATCTTATCACATCGCTTTCTATTTTAAGTGCTCCATCTTTAATTAGTCTATTTAATTCTTCATTAATTCTATTTTCGATATATGCTTCCGTATCCGCTACATATTCAACAGATATTTCGTTTTCTGATGTCAGCACGGTTGTAGGATAATTTGTGTGAATTGCCTTTAATTGCTCACTATCAACTGGAGCGGTGATTACTTGCTCCACATACTCTTCGTATTCATTATTTTCCCCAACAGACAAACAATATTTCAGCCCACTTTTCCATGTAAGCATATTCTTAAATCCTTTTACATTACTTAAAATTTTTGCAGAAACTTTTGTCTTCCCTTTATCAATAGCAAACCATACATCTTCATCATTTTCGTCTGTAAACTTGATATTCCCGCCTTCGCTCAATTCTCCGTTGGTAATAAGTGTAAATAGCGTACCAGCTTTTGCTTCAAATGGAACGAATTGATAATCAATTTTTTCTTTAAGAATATTCTTCCCTGTAATTATGATTTTTCCTGTTCCAGATAATGTCTTTATTGGAAGGTTCGAAGAATCATTTATAATGATAGTTTTTCCTAATGCTTTTTTTATTATTGCAGGAGCTTTATTCCCTATATCTTCCTTTAGTTTGCTTACATCAGTCACAACATTTGCTACAGAATCAGCACTTGCTTTAGCTTCTTTTGCACTGTTAGATGCATTTGTTTCTGACTGCTTTGCATTGGTTTCAGATTCCTTTGCCTTTGTAGCTGATGCACTTGCTTCTGTAGCCTTAGATGTTGCAGTATCTGCACTTGTACTTGCACTGCTTGCACTCTCTTGTGCACTTGTAGCACTCTGACTTGCATTTGTTGCTGACTGTGCTGATGCACTTGCACTTTCGCTTGCATTTGTTGCTGACTGTGCTGATGCACTTGCACTTGTACTTGCACTAGTTGCAGTCTTACTTGCACTGGTTGCAGACGCTTCTAATGTGCGGATATTTTCAAACTCTTTGCCGAGGATTGCTGTAGTCTCAAGTGTTTCGCCATTATCAAGAGTAAACAGTAGTGAGTAGTCGTCACGCAGTTCAACAGACCTAATGCAAGCACCTCGCTCGCCTTTTTCACCACGGATTGACGAAGTATTGAAATGCATCCCATTTTCTAGTGTGATAGTTAAAGTATAATCATCATTCATCTGAATATTTGAAATACCGTAACCTGTATCGCCTTTTTCGCCTTTCAGCATCAATGTTTTCACTCTATAATATCTGCTCATCTTGTCACGTCACTTTCTATCTTTAAAGCTCCATTAAGGATAGTAAATACATCACCATTAAGTTCGATTTGCAGGTCATAATAATACATCCCTGTTTCAAGATTTTTGGTGTCCTCTGGTGCAATACGAACAATGTAATACAGCTTTGTGCCGTCCTGCTTTGAAAAATTGATTCCTTTTTCTAGTTCCTTATGGATCACTACATCATCATCATCATAATTCGTTTTGCATGTAAAATCTGCCTTTTCTAATTTCTGCGGTGCTTCGTCAAACTCAACTAAAAACGCAAAGCTCAACGTATCACCCCTAATAACTTCAAAATTTGCTTTCATTATATCCACCTCGAATAATTTTCAAACGCAATATATGTTAATGCTCCATCCCATGACACGGAATTAGGCCCAACTTTAAGAACGAACTTGTCATAATTGCCGACAACGTATCTGTTCATCAGTACATCATCATTGTATGCCTCAAGCCTTTCCGTGTCTATTGTGATGGAATTTGTCGTACTCAAATCAATACGGAATAACTGCACGCCATTCAACGACAGATTGATAATCCCTGTTCCTTTGATATGAATAACTGGCTTTGATACATAATTGCCGTTATTTCTAACTGTGATAGCACTTGTCGGATTGCTGAACGCCTTCAGTTTCTCGATATTGCTGTATTTGAATGGTTGTACATGGTACGTGATCTCAGCCGTTCTGAACCTCATAAGGCGCTCATAATCAATCGCATCCA